AACCCCCATAAAACTTGACAAGCATATATTGCTGTGAGTTGCATGAACCCTATACAACATTGAATTTATTAGACAAACATACAAAAACACGTCTATTTCTCTACTTGTTATTCTTTAAGTAGACAGGTTGTGTTGGAGTTGTGTTCAAGCTGCCAAGCTGCATCTTGCTCCAGACCGTCGTGGAACGGACGGTAGGAAGTGCAGCAGGTCTGGAGACAGCAGAACATGTTCTGCTCCTACCCCCTAAGGGGTAGCAGCACAAGATGTCGTACTTGGGCGGGGGCTGGATTGTACAAGAATTTCCCCCGCCACAATGCAGCAGTGAGTGTCACTGCACATGAGTTCTTGGACACTCCAACACAGCTTGGTACAATTTAATTTTTTCCCCTTTATCACAGTTTGAAGAACGCCCCCGTTGCAGGCTGATACAAAACTTGACAACGGGGACAACTTGTGGTATAATATAAGTATGAGCAAGATTCCTGTAAATGTTATGCTTGAAATTCAGAAATTTAGCAACGTGTATATTTTAAGTAATTTTCAAACAATGAGTTGGTGGTTGTGTAGACAGATCAAACGGAATGAATTCACTGAAGATTGGATGAAACGTTACCAGAGAATTATAAGCTGCTCCAAGGGGAAAAAGTTTAAGATTACAAAAGAACAACAAGTTAGACTTGTTAAAGACATAGTTATTTTTCAAGACCAGCTAATCAAGGATGAGGTTAATTATGAAGACTAACTGGGCATCTAACTGTTTTCATAGAGATCAGGCTGTTTTTGGAGGGGAAGTATATAAAAATAAACTACTCTCCCTTTTCGGTAGACAGTGCTCAGTATGCGGAAGCAAGACCAACACTTCTTGTGTTAGAACCAAAGATAATCGTATGATGAGATTTTGGAGTGCTCCAGGGACTTGTATAGACCTGTGGAGAAACCAGTACAAATTTGTGTTTGAAAATAAGAAGTATTTTGCCTTGATGTGTGACAGGTGCTTGACAAACCATGAAGAATATTAAACGATATTGCTCTTTTTGCGGGAAGTTATCTGAAGTATGCTTTGAGTACTATGATACACAGTCAACGAAGACTGTGGTTTATTGTCCAGACTGCCACACTAAACACACCAAGGAGATGGAAGAGTGCGACAACGGTTGTTAGAAGGTATTGAGAACGATCATTGCAAGAAGTCCGCAGAGCGGAACGTGAACTGCTCTGACTGTAGGAGCAGAAAAAGGTGTGAAGAGTTTGGGAGTTATCTCCTCTGGAAGAGGGAAGCACCCAAATCTTTTGAACTCTTCAGGAAGCAACCTGATATTTTAAGGAATCAGTCATGACTGCTGGAAATACATTATCTTGTCATTGGTGCGGAGTATCCTTAGCAAACGCCAATCAAATAGTGTTTCTTAATGGTAACTTACCAGTTTGTGGACTGTGCTTATTACGTGCTGGTGGACAGAAACTAGAGTCTACTCCAGATATTCCTACCTATTTTTGTATTTGTGGGGACAGTACCAAATGAAAAAGTTTCTACTCACGCTGTTTAGTACCTTAATATTGTTCATGCCCATTACTATGCATGGTGATGAAACAGTAAATACCAAGGATTTCATGTACTATGGGGAAGGGTACACAATTATTTTTACTACAGGGGTGACAGCATTCAATCTCTACAAAGAGTATGGAGTACATGCAATAATCTCAGTAGAGAATAAAACGGTATACCTTCTTGAAATCAAAGGACAAAAAGAAATCTGAGAAACCTAGGAACATCTGGCAGCTAGGAAAGCAAGAGAAAACAGCACTTATTCTTGATGCTCTAATGAAGGCAGGGTATTCCAATGGGGATGCAGCCCATCTACTTGACGTTACTAGACAATACACGTTCAAACTAAATAAAAAAATGTCAAAAGGAACCCTTAACCCACTCGTTAATAAAGCAAGAAAGGCAGTAAAGTTGATCCTGGATGGAAAACCTGTGGGCGTAATGAAGGGTGTCACAGGTGCGGATGTTCTTGCAGCAGCTCGCATGGTTTTAGATCGTTCTGACCCCGTAAAGGTGGTTTCTGAGAATACGAACATCAGCATGAGGATTGATATTACCCCAGACAAAAGGGAAAGATATTTGAAACTTCTTGGAATTGTTGACGCAGAATACAAAATGCTCCCAGCGTGTCAAAAACAGGTTGAGACATCGCAAGGCATACCAGAGACTGTTTCGACTATAAAAATGGCTAAAATAGCCTCACAAGAAGGTACAGACATAGAATCTGAGGAAGTAACATCGTGAAATTCGCTGTGTACATAAAAATGAGTGCTAAAGATCAGCAAACATTTAGATCAGGGTTGTTAATAAGTCAGAAAAATAGGTGTATGATTTGTGGTACACTTGACAAAAACCAGCAGTATCGTTTATGTGTTGACCACAATCATCGAACTGATGAGATAAGGGGTTTACTCTGTCAGGGATGCAATGGAGGAATAGGACTTTTTGCTGACTCACCATTAGTATTAAGAAGAGCAATAATGTATCTTAAAGGTAAACCTGCTCCAATTTTGACAGATTCACTTAGAAAGAAAGAATAGGCTACAAATCGAGCACAAACATGAAATACAAGCAGATGAAACTACAAAAAAGAGTAAAGTTGAAGATCAACCCATTGAAATTGAAGCAATACCAGTTGTACCTGAAGAGTGACAAAGCCCGTCTTGAGGCATTCCTTGACCAGTTAGAAGAGGAACGTCATTGAAATATCTGGGAAAAGAGCCAATAGTCTTCGGTTATACCTCAGAAGAGTACGGGAAATCGTGGGAAAGGATACATAATGCCGTCAGTATCGAAGAAACAGCACAAGTTCATGGCCTGGGCTGCGAGCAGTCCGGAGAAGGCTGCCGAGGCGGGAATTGCTCAGGAAAAAGCCAAGGAATTTGTAAGTGCAGATAAAGGTTGGAAGAGGTTGAAAAATAAGGTTAAAATCAAATGAAATTCTACAAAGAGCAACCAGAAGGTGACTATTATAGACTTGGGCTGTATAGAACGGTTGGGATAGAAAAGTACTTTAAGTGGTGGTTTAGTTTATGTATTCCCATATGGCCATCTAGCATTTGCGGTAATATAAAAATTTTAGTTTTTTCTACTTACTGGCTTATTGGAAAAAGATCATGTAATTTTTGCCTCCCTGTAATTAGGGAGTGTTGTGCCCACGTAAGTAGGTTAAAATAGATATATTCGTGGAGAAGAACACATGGAAAATAAAGAAAATTTGGGTGGAATCCTGAAGGACTCATACAGCAAAGAAGTCACTGAGCAATCTGGATTTAAGAAATTGATACAAAAGAAAAAGAAGAAAGACAAGGATTTAGAAACTACTACTGTTATTTCGGGGGTAAGGGGCTAATGAGTGATCCAGTTAAGGTTTATCCAGGTGATGAGATGGGATGGGCAAAGATGGTAAGTTTCCTTGCAGATAAATTGCACAAAGGAATTCAGAATGCCAGTGATCGTATCGCTTTCGATACAGAAGAAAAACAGAAAGCAATGGAAGATGCAACTGGAGAATCTACCCCCTCCTATACTGAGGGTTTTAAAAAAGCAAAAGAGAAGAAATGAGTGAAGGGTTCAAGAAGTTGGCCAAAATTGCTTCTCCCTCCAAGAAACTTGGCGGACTAAAATCTGCACTTAAAGTACCAACAGTAAAAGGTCCAACAGTTGTGAAGAGTTATGTCCGAAACGGTTGAACTAAATGATGTTGAGATTGCTGAGGCTCTACGAGTAAAAGCAGAATCCGACTTGTATTTTTTTATCAAGAATGTTCTTGAGTTTGGGAATAATCCTGACCCTGCTGGTCCCCGTGTCACTGAAGACCAGCATGAGATGTGTGACTGGCTTCAAGCATTATATGAGTCCAAGACTGAAAAAGAAAAGAATGCTTGGCTTAATATGATCCTTTGCCCAAGGGATACCTTGAAGTCTACAGTACTCCAGGGGTTTGCTCTTTGGGTTGCAGTAAAGAATCCCGACATAAGAATTCTCTTCTATGGGGAAGTCCATGAGCAGGCACAGAAACGCCTTGCAGTTCTGAAGAGAGTTATTACTTCTTGTGAAACATTCAAGATGTGCTACGGTGATCTTGATGGTTCTAAATTAGGACTTCCTTGGAATGAAAACATGGCAGTTCTCCCTTCTCGGAAGAATATGTCTATTCGTGAAGGAACCTTTGAAACTGCTGGGTTGGATGTTGTTGTCAATTCTCGTCATTTTGATTGGATTCTTCCTGATGATTTGCACTCTGAAAGAAATACAAAAACGAAAGATCAGATTGAGGGAGTCAGAGAAAAAGTTCAGTTGTTGATGCCCCTTCTTACCAAAGGTGGCAAGATGGTTTTTGCCGGGGTGTTCTGGAACGATTCAGATTTTCATACCAGATTGATCGAGGAGAGTCACCCAAATCTATTTCTTCGTGATGTGTACACAGATGAGACAGAGACAATTTCTCGTTATCCATATGCGCTTCCAATTGAAGAATTAAAAAAGAAAAAGAAGTTCATGTCTGGGGATCAGTTCTCCTGTCACTATAGGATGAATCCAGTAAGTAAAGAGTCACAAAAGTTTAAGAAAGATTATTTCAACTTACTTGCCGACAAAGACTTTAATTCTATCCGTACTTTTTTAATCATTGATCCAGCAGGTGACCCTACTGCGGAACAGTCTGAGAAAAAAGATAGTGATTACTTCGGAATGGTTGTGGTTGGTGTTAATGCACTTTTTGATGTGTGCATTCGTGACATGTTTATGGAACGAGTTAATCCTACTGAAGCTATAGAGGTTGCACTGTCTTTCATGTTTCGTTTCAATCCATACATAATTGGAATTGAACGCGCTGGCATGGGAAACATGAAGCACTATCTGCAAGAGGAATTGCGTAAGAAGGGCAGATTTGCAGTAATTGAGGATTTAAGACCTGCTGGTCGTTCCAAATATTCTCGTGTTGTTGAACTTGAACCACTTGCTCGTCGTAGAAAAATTTATATGGCTGTTGAGTCTAGGTACAAAGATGAGTTCTTTGACCAAATAACAAAGGTAACTAATGGAATTAAATCAAAGCATGATGATCTTATTGATCCTCTGGCGTATATACTTGACATCTTAAAGATGTATGGTATTGGTGCTGTTGACAATGACGGAGATAATTTTGTTCCTCCAGAGTATCGTCAACTAAATGCTGTGAGTCGTGATTACTGGATGGCAGTTAAACGATCTAAAGAAGAAAAAAGTAAGCCATGGGCCAGTGAATGGAGTAAAGAATGAAAATAGTATTTGGTGAGTGTCAAACTTGTACTGCATACAAATCACAGATCGCTGATCTGAAAGAACTTCTTGCACAAGAAAGAAAAGAGAAGTTGGACGAGAGAAGTGAGTATAAAAGGGCGATTGATGCTCTTCTTGTGAAAACGAATGCCCCGGCAATTGGACAAGGTGTAGCAGAGCAGAAAGGCCCGATGGACCTCAGTAGTATTTTTGGGATGTTTGAAGAGAAAGACCAAACAAAGGAAAACTAAATGGCAATTGGTGATGGAACTCTTACAGGTCCAACAGGCAGTATGATCCCTGAACCCATGATGCCACAAATGGGAGATACTACTTCATTAGTTCCTCAGAAAGAATTGATTTCTGATGAGGACGCGCTTAAACTTGTCAATGACACATATCAAGACTATGACCACGGGCGCAAACCGTTTGAGAGGCAGTGGTATCGTAACATACTGTTTTTATTGGGGAATCAGTGGGTAATTTGGGACACCTTGGAAAATAAGTGGAGAAAGAAACGTCTTGCTGATTGGGTTCCTACTCCAGTTACCAATAAGTTTGCATCAACTGGGCAACGCCTTGTTTCCGTTTTGTCTCGTGTAGAACCCAACTGGCAATATGTCCCTAGCTCAAATTCTTCTGAAGACATTGCCTCTGCTGATATGTGCAAAAAGGCAGAAACAATTATCTGTGAAGAAAATGACATTGCACAGATTCGTGAATCTGTTGCTCCTTGGGCAATATATACTGGTAATTGTTATCTCCTTTCAGGCGTAGAGCCTATCCATGGTCCTGCACCTATCATGCCAGATATGACAGATCAGTCCCCTGCTGGAGAGCAAGGTCAACTGACACAGGCAGAACCAATTGATTACAAGTTGTTTACTGATGTCTTGTCTCCATTTGAGACATACATAGATCAGACAATTGAAAGGTTTAAAGACCAAGTAAAAGTTTTGATTGTGAATCGGAGATCAAGAGAATATGTTCAGAATCTGTGGAATCAAGACATTGATGAACTTGATGTTGCTCCGAATATTCATTATCAAGAGAGTATTGGTTATGTTACTTCTTCTCCTGAGATCACTGGATTCCTTGCGAGTCTTTCTCGCATTAAGCGTATTACGGTTAAGCGTCTATTTCATAGACCTACGCCAAAGTATCCAGAAGGACTCTACATCGTTGTAGCAGGCAGTAAGATTCTGGAAAAGAAACCTCTTCCTGTTGATGGAAGTGAAAAACCGTTTATACCAATAGTTCATGTCAAGTTCGATAACATTCCTGGTGCTTCTTTTGGAAGAACACCGATGGACGACCTGATTCAAAAGCAGATTCAGAGAAATAAGATTGAGTCTCTGATTGAGTTGATTGCTCTGAGAATGGGTTCCCCTATCTGGCTTATGCCGGAAGGAACTGTAGTTCGTAATTTTTCTGGTCAGCCGGGTGCAATTGTTACCTGGAATTCGATTGGTGATAAAGCCACGAAACCTGACCGTATCCCTGGGGAACAAATTCCTGCTTCTATAGTCCAGTTCCTTGCTTCAATAGACAAGGACATTGAGGATTTAGCCTCGACATTTGAAGCTCTAAAAGGACAGTCTCCCTACAGTGGTGCTCCCGGTGTTGTTATTGAGCAATTAATTGAGCAAGGATTAACCCGGTTCGGTCCTTCGCTTCGCAATGTTGCTGAGGGTTATCGGCAATGGATGAAACATCAGATTGAACTTTTCCGTGTGTATGGAATTGCTGAAAAGACTTTAATGAAAGCTGGTGAAGGTTCTCAATGGATTGCTTCTAAATTTAAAGGAACTGATATCACTGGGGCAGTAAATGTCAAGGTTGAATCAGATTCAACTGTTCCACGTAGTTCACAAGTTGAAGTTACGAAGATTCTTGGAGCAATTGATTCTGGCTTAGTTGACATTAGTGATCCGTCAGTTCGACAAAAAGTTTTACAGAAACTTCACTTGCAGAATCTAAAAGAAGATGTTGAAGAAGATATTATTCAAGCTGTGCAAGAGAATGAAGCAATAGCACAGGGTACTATGGTGGACGTAGTTGCTTTTCTGCATAATCACCAAATTCACATCTACAAACATCGTCAATTTGCTAACAGTGATGCATGTGGTGCTGCTGGACCTGCTGTAACTCAAGCAATGGTAGAGCATATTACTAAACACCACATGATAATGGATGCAGAACTTAATCCTGGAATGGGGATGCCTCTTCCAGGGGGTCCGTCTTCGACTGGTGGTGGTCCAACACCGTCTGTTTCAGCAAAAGCACAGAAACAGTTAGTTCCAGGCGGTGGAGCAAAAGCAGAATTACCGCAAGGAGTTATATAGTCTAGTTAAGGAACCGAGCTAATTTTTATCGAGTGCCGACTACTCGCAGAAGTCAAAAGGTCGTATATCGGTTCCCGCACCGCTACGCGCTAGGAGCGATGAATAGTGCCGCCAACTTTAAGGGCGAGGGAGTTTCAAATGGCATATGAATTTGATGTACAGGACGGTGGAGGGCAGGTAGAAGAGGACGGTCAACAGCAGGTAGAGGGGCAACAGCAGACGCAGCAAGTTGCTGATCCTAATACTGGCAAGATGATCCCGGTAGAACGGTTTAATCAAGTCTATGGCAAGATGAAGGAGTATGAGAAGAATGCAGGTTCCTATAAGGAATTTGGTGATCCTCAGACTCTTAAAGGACGGCTTGATAAACTGGCTCAGTGGGAAAAGGCAGTAGACGAACAGCGCAAACAGCAGAGCATGACAGATGGAGAGAAGAATGAAGCCCAGAGGAAACTCAGACTTCAGAAAGAACTCTATGATATCATGCCGAATCTTAAAGCACTTGAGCGTATTGAGGCTCTTGAGGCTAAGTTATCTGCACAGGAAGGCACGGTTGCTTCAACAAGAGCAGAAGCTGTTCTTGAAAAGCATTCAGCCAAGTTTGCTGATTCGTTAAGGTCTGCAAAAATTGACACCAAGTTTCAGCCCAAGATCGAAGAGTACATCGTGTCACAGATGAGTGACGATGATCGACAGCGATTCATTTCAGGTGATTTTGCCGTTGCTGACGAGATTTTTCAAAAAGAACTTAAAGAAGGATTGTTCTCCACAATGAGAGGACGAGCACTTCCTACTCCCCCAGTCAGACACAATGCTGGCGGAACTCCTCCCGATGGTCGGGGTGCAAAGAAACCCTTGACGATGAAAGAGGCAGAAGATGCTGCTTGGTCACGTATAAATAGCGGAGAATAACCGATGCCAATAGTGTCTCTCCTATGTCAATAGACCTCTAGGCTGATACTATTAGGTTGGAGAAACTCTAATGAGTGAAACACTAACTACACTGGATGGGATTCTGAAAGATGTTTATCAGAATGTGGTTACTGAACAGATTTCTACGTTCAGCCCCGTCACGGAACAGTTTGAAGAAGTAACCGAATTTGAATTTGATGGCCGTGTTGCCAGAGAAGCAGCGATCATGAGCTTCAATGAGGGTATTGGTGCAATTGCTGAAGGTGGTACTCTCCCGACTGCTGGTAACTTTGATCCTGAACAGTTTCAGATTGGCATGAAATATGTCTATGGAACTTTCCAAATGACCAAGCAGATGATGGAGTCTGCGAAAAACTCCAAGGGTGCATTCAAGAATGCCATGAGTTATTCCATGGATAGTCTTGTTCGTAACCTGAAACGTGAACGTGCTAGGATGATGTGGGGAGCTGGCAAGGGTATTCTTGCCTACGTAAATGGCACTGCTACGGATACTACCCTTGTCGTTGATACTCCTGGTGGTGTGGCTGGGGCAACTGGTGGAACGAGGTTCATCCGTAAAGGGATGATTCTTGGTGAAGTTAATCCGGCTGCTGTTGCATCCACTGATGCTGTTGTCTCCTATGGTGCAGTAACTGCTGTTGCGGCTGCTGGTACTTCTTGCACGATTTCTAGTGCAACGCATACCACTGACCGTTATGTCGTGCGTCTTAGTACTACGGCTGGAACGACTGTTGCCGATTCGTCTTATGGAAAAGAACCTGTTGGTCTCCTTGGACTTGTGGATGATGGAACCTATCTTGCCACCCTTTCGGGTCTTGCAAGAGCTACATATCCTCAGTTGAATAGCAGAGTGCAGTCTTCAGTTGGTGCATTGTCACTTGATGCAATTCAGTTGAATTTTGATATTGCCGATCAACTTGGTGATGCTGAGATAGACACCCTTGCTTGTCATCATTCAGTTCGTCGTGCATATCTCCAGTTGCTTGAAGCAGATCGCCGGTATACCAGCGGTGATTTGAAGAAGCCTGATGGTGGTACGGTTGCTGCAAAGAAACGGTCTTCCAAGTCCTATGTTACTTATGGTGATGTGGCGATCAAAGAAGACAAGTATGCACCGTATGACATGTTGTTTGGGTTGGATTCGCGTTATATGAAGAAGTATGTACAGATCAAGGGCGAATGGGCAAATGAATCGGGTGCGATTCTTCGGCAGAATGGCAGCACAGACGTTTGGAATGCCTTCTACCGTATCTTTGAGAACTACCATTGCTCCAGACCTAATACCTGCTTCCGCATGGACGGAATCACGACTAGCAAAGTTTACGTTGCTGGTTACTAGGTTATAAACTATAAACCGGGGGAGGAGTGATCCTCTCTCGGTATTAGTTCTCGGAGGAAGAATGTTTGACAATATTGTTACAGTAAAATCTCGGACAGGAAAATCAGAACAGTTTATCTATGATGGTGCCCCTCATACAATTGATGCCAAGAGGGGTATTAAAGTTCCTCGTGTAATGGCAGAACTTGCATTGAAGCAGAATGCACTACGGTGGGATTCTTCAACTGGTCTGGTTATTGATGCAAAAGTTTACATCGAAGATGATCTTGATACGGAAAATGCGACACCCTCTGTTAAACTAGAGGAGAAGGAAATTGAAGCTGTGAAGAATACAGACGGTCTTGGAAATGATTCTATCCTGGTTAATGGAGAGGTTGTTAAAAAGACTGTTATTGACTTCAAGAATCCGTATAAGAAAGAGGATTATTCTAAGAACAATATTGGATAACTTATGACTCCGGAACGATTCAAAAAAGAGTTAAAACACTTTGATAGGCACCTTGACCTTGTTTACAACGGGAAGAAAGCTAGATGGGAAATAATTGGTCGTGACTCTAAGAACATCCAGTACTTGATTAAATCTTTTGCACTTGGAAAGATTGAGACGATGGGAATGGAAACAATTAGGGAAATGGCTGAGGTAAGTCCTGTAAAGAGTTCTGCTAAAGATGTAAACAGGAGAATAGACAGAATATTGGAGGAAGAAGAGAAACAAGAGGAACGTGGGTTGCAAAATGCAATTCATGACCGACTAGATGAATCATGGGAACGACTCTGCTATGCAGAAGGGTCAAGAGTCTCATTTGCTCTAATGGGTCAGAAAGAGAATTATCAAAATTCCTTTGTGGTTACGGACAAACGAAGATTCATGATTCCTTCCAGTGAAGCAGAAACTACGAAGGGGAATGAAAATGTCAATTAGGAATAGGGTAGTAACTGTGACTACTGCTGCTTTTGTACAGTCACAGACCAACTTGATTGTGGGAGCATTTAGATGCCCTGCAAAAGCAAGGGTTAAAGCAGTAAGAGCTACAGCAGCTTCAGTTGCTGGTGGAACTCCTACTGTGCAGGTTTTTCAAAGTGCAACTAGTACAGTGAATGATACTGGTGCAAATTCCACCACGCTAGTACATGATGCCGTTGTTTCACTTGCAGCAAGTGACACGGTATACACTGATGCTATGACCGGCCAGTTTTTTGTTGAACAGGGTGTGTGGCTGTATTTCAAATATACGACTGCTGGTGGTGTGACTGCAACGTTTATAACAATTCAAGTTGAACTTGACTACTAAAGGAGAAATGAAAGATGGGTGATGTATTCGTAACAGGGAGTATTAAAGGGGCTGTGTGCAGACTCCTTTCTAAAGCAGGATTCAATGGTGAAGGGACAAGCACATCTGTTCGTCTTGGGACATATGGAGAACAGGTTACGCAGGTTCTTTCCAGCAAGCAGTACGGTTTAGCAGAGGAAGGGAGTCTTTTTGTTGCTACTACTCCTACCCCTGGCACTGGCGTTGCTCTTGGTGTTGCTACTGCAACGGCAATTATTGCAACAGCACCTTCCCTTTTGATCTACAACAACGACTCAGTTGGCGGGAAGAACATTATTATGGATTCCATCAAGCTGGTAACAACTGCGGCTGGTACGGCTGGAACACGGTTGGACATGGCAACGTATATTGACAGCAAAGTGCTGTTTACTTCAGGAGGTACGGCTGCTACCCCATTGAATGCTAACATGGGTGTGGCAAATACTTCGATTGCTAAAGTGTATGATGCAAGTGCTGCAATTTTATCTCCTGCGGTTTCTTCAGCGGTTAGAATTGTTGGCCGTAGTGTCCTCCGCATGACCATTCCGGTTGTTGGAGACCAGACTGTTATTGATTTCGGTGGTGTAACGGCTGGTGGGCAGGGTATTCTCAACGGTTCAGCACCCTTGAACATCCTTGTGTCCCATGCTCCGGTAGTTCTTGCTCCGGGTCATAGCATGATGGTATTCTTGTGGAGTGGAAGTCAGTCAGCAGCTCCTACGTATGAGTATGTCATTACGTGGATTGAACGATAACAATTTTCTTGCAGAACTATAAACCATTTTAGTGGTGTGGGTTATTCCCATGTCGAAAAGACAAAACTCTGCACAAAGGAGAAGTAAATGAGTAATGTAATTGTACAAGAACAATTGAAGGGTGAAGTTCATGATGCACTTCCTACCAAGACACTTGATGGAAATGCTTCTTATGCTCGTCAAGCAAAATATGGAGAGTTGATTGTTGCTAACCTTTCCCCGAAACCTTACGGGTTGGCACAAGAGGGTTCTGTGTTTATGGCAACAACCCCAACGGCAGGAACAGGAGTAGCCCTTGGAGTTGCTGCTGCAACAGCAATCATCGCGACTGCCCCGTCTATCTTGATCTATAACAGCGATGCTCTTGGTGGAAAGAGCATTTTCCTTGACACAATCAAGTTGCTCGTAACAGGAGCTGGTGTAGCAGGTACTTCGCTTCATGCTCAGGTATTTATTGACAATGGGATTGCTTACACGTCTGGTGGTACAGCAGCAATTCCGTTTAACATTAATATGGGGTGTGGTGGATCATCTATCGCCAAGGTATATGATGCAAGTGCTGCAATTCTGTCACCTGCTGCAACTGGAGCAAGGCGTAAAGCTGGGAGAGCAATCTTACGCGGAGCAATTCCCGTAATTTGGGATCAGCTAGTTATGGACTTTGGATCAGTTGGTGCAGGAGACACTAACTTGACAAATGGAACTAATCCCCTTAATGTAAGGGTTAGCTTACCTCCGGTTATTGTTGGTCCGCAACAGAGTTTCCTGCTTTATCTGTACAGTCCGTCACAGTCAACAGCTCCTACATATGAGTATGACATTGTGTGGGCAGAAAGATAAACAGAAGTAAAATCTATCCAATGTGGGGAGAGCAGAAATGCTCTCCTCATATCATGGGGTTTAAATGATACTTAGTGAACTTAGAACACAGACAAGAAATCTATTGAATGAAGATGTAGCTGGATTTTGGTTAGATACACAGCTTAATTCTTATATCAATTTGGCAATGCAACGTGTTAATTCAATTATTTCTTCCACAAGGGAAGACTACTTTACTGTGTCTGCTACGTTCTCTACAGCAGCAAATACAAAATCGTATGCTTTCCCTACTACCTGTAGGTATATCAGACGGCTTGAGATTTATGATGCAGCAGACCCAAATAGCATCATCAAGTTGGACGAGTTGAAATGGCCTCGTATAGAGGCGAATGGGGATTGGTTGTTCATTCAGAGCGGTAAACCACAACGGTATATCATTCGTGGGACACAGTTTGATTTATACCCTATTCCTGATTCAGTTTACACACTTCGTATTTATTATGATGCAAGCAAAGTCGATCTTGCATCTGATTCAGACGCACCGGCTACACCGAATGACTATCATGATATGATTGTGTACTGGGCATGTGTACTTGCAAAAAAACAGAATGACAATGACGATGCGGGATTTGCCAGCATCTTCAATGTTCGTAAAGCAGAATTAATCGAGTTCCTTAAAAATCGCGGTGGGGATGATCCTAGAACAGTAGAAGCGTTTTTAGAGGGGATTATCTGATGTATTGGGGTACTGGTAAAAAATATGATGCCGGGGAGACATTCAACACCCCGGTTGAAATATTCACTGCTGATTCTACCCCCACAAATTTGTTTGTGTCAGATGGGTCATTTGGGCAGGGGAGATTTGGAAGGGGATTCTTTGGCAGGGGCGAGTTTGGGATAACTATCCCCGCCTACCTCACTGAAACAGCAAGCACAGCAACGTACACTTTGGAGACAATTTAATGCCAATATTCCCTTCACAGGATGGGTCAGAAAATACCTGGGGAACTGAACTGAGAAACTTCTTCTCTCCGTTCTTTGACCTCGTCACTGGGTTGTTCAGAACAAACGTTATCCCTGGGTCTGCCATTCAGAATGCAACTATTACGGATACGCAGATGTCTGGGGTTGCATGGTCTAAGGTTGATAAAACAACTTCCAGTATTGCAGACATCGCAACCAAAAGCCATACGTTGCTGACAGACGTTGGAACCAGAACTCACCCACAACTTGACTCTTTTTATGATTCAAAAGCACAAGCATCTGGGTTGGCATCACTTGATGGATCAAGCAAGGTTGTGCAAGACCCGGCAAATGCTACAGCAACCCCCACTGCAAACAAAATTGTAATTTCAGACGCGGGGGGAAAAGTTGATTCTTGGGTCACAGATGCAACAATTTCAGCAAAAGGCAAGGCATCATTTGCTACTGCTGATTTCACAGTTACGTCTGGTGCAGTAACAATTAATAAGAGTAATAATGCAAGGCCAAAGTTTAGAGCAACTCCAGCAGCAGACCAAACAATAACCAGTGGAGTAGAGACAAAGGTAGTATTTGACACTGAAATTTTTGATACAAATAGCAACTTTGCAACGAACACCTTTACCCCTACGGTTGCTGGGTACTATACCCTGTCTGGGTCTATATACTTGGCAGGTACTACACTGACTAAAGTAACAATAGAACTAAGAAAAAATGGTTCAGCAGTAGAAATAACTGAATTTTACCCATTAGCTACTTCTCCTGTTGCGCTGTTATCCATTAGTACATCTGCCATAGCTGCAAATGGAACAACAGACTACTTTGATATATATGCATGTGCTACTGGAACTGGAACTATCCTGGTTAAAAATGTTCTAACTACTTTTTCGGGGGCAATGCTTCCATAATGGGAAATCTTAAAACAGAAAATACAAGTTATCCTATAGCTGTTGACACGGCAACATTGATTGCTGATGTCACTGATGAGGTTGTAGCTGCTCATGTCAATGGGCCTGTGTCTGCTGTTCTTGCAATTGAAAATGAACTTGGCCCTCTAGGAAAGGGGACAGCAGCAGACCTGGTTCATCGTCTTGCAGTAAACATTCATGCTGATGGGGGGCTTCTAAGGGGAGCAAGCGCCCCTGGTTCACCCCCGAATGTCCCTCATTGGTTCTACAACACGGTCAGTAATACACTTTATGTGTACAACATTGGAACTGCATCTTATGATGCTGTTTCAACTGCTGCAATTCTTGCTTCATATATTCGTACCAACGTCGCTGCAACCATCACGGCTGCACACACCTTTGCTCCTGCTGCACCCGGTGTCCCGTTTGTTTTAGGAGCAAATGCACAAGGACAGACTGTTACTGGGTTGAGTGCAGACACAACCGATCTTCACCACATGGATCAGGATGTGCTTATTGCTTCAAGTCCTACATTTGTGAAAGCAACGTTATCACAGGCAACTGGAACTGCTCCTTTAACTGTGTCAAGCACAACCAAAGTTACGAACCTGAATGTTGACCAGCTTGACGGATATGACGCTTCACAAGCTCCGGGAGCAAACCAGATTCCCTGTTTGAATGCAAGTTCAGTTCTTGTTCTCCCGAATGCTACGCACACGATTAACGGGGTGCAAATTGCTACAGTGAATAGCACTGTGGCAAATGCTACCAATGCTGCAACAGCAGTAAACGCATCAGGAGCAGGAACAGCTATTTATTCTGCGGAAGCAGGAATGCGCATAATACGAGCCTCCATTATTGGTGGGTCTGGGGAAGTTACTGCCGGAGGCGGTGTTAGTGTTGTGTACAATTCAACAGGTGTCTGGACAATAACATTTATCCCAAATTTTACAGGTGTCCCCGTTGTAATTGTGTCTGCCGAAGGGGGACATTATGATGTTGCCGCTACATGCTCTGTTTACGGAACGCCTACTGCATCAACACTGGTCGTGCATGGCGGTGATATAGTCCCGAGGGCTTATGACTATAATTTTTCTCTCATCGCCATAGGTCCAAAATAATGCCTAACTTCAGGGAACTTTTAAAAAAATATGCAGATGAAAAAGCTGCATCAGGCCCACAAAAAGATGCAACTCTTGCTGACTACTCGGAGCAAGATAAAGGATTTCATCCTATGGAAACTGACCCAGATAATGTTGATAAAACATTACTGATTGCAAAAGTTCTTGCCAATGGAGTAGATGCTGCACAGACAAGGTACATAGCAAGAAATCCGCAAGAATTTCATGAAGAAGAAATCTCTCCTTTAATTGGGCACCACCCACATCAGGATAAAGTTGCTGCATACATGGTAGGGAAGTCAATAGTAGATGCACTCGTAGCAAAGTATGCACCTTCAATAGTCAAAAAGGGGTTTCTTGGACTCGGATTGGCTGACACAGCTAATGCAACAAACAACAACAACCGTATTGGCATTAAAACGAGAATGTAGACATGACAATTCCTGAACAAACCTCTGGGGTTCTTGGGCTAACTGGTGATATAAACCAGAAGACAAACCCATTCCTTGCAACGAATGACATGTACAAGATGCAGGGATGGTATACTCCTGAACTTGCTGCAATTTCAAAGCGTAAAGGATTTCAGAAACTCAACTCCACGATCTTACAAGAAACTGGAGTTAATGCCTCATTCACTGGAATCTTCGAGTATGTCCCTTCCTCTGGGACTAGCAAGAAAGTTGCTACAACGACAGCAGGCTTATATGTTTATGATACCCCTGCTGCAAATGAGTGGAATGCAATCTCTCTTACAAATGCCGGAGGAGCAAGAACTGGAACTGTAGACAATCTTTATGATTCTGCAATTTTCTATGACCAGATGTACATTGGTGGTGGGGCAACGACAGACGGCAACCTGAGATTTGATGCTAATAATGCAACTCCTGCTGTTTGGAACATGGGAATTGCTGCACCAGTGACTACAACCACGGCGGGAGCAGCTTCAGCGGGGGGAAGTCTTTCAATAGGAACTTATAAGTATAAAATCACCTACGAAAATGTGTTTGGGGAAGAATCAAATCCTTCAGTTGCCTCAAACGCAATAACAACTGCTGGGGGAAATAAAACAATCCCTTTGACCGCAATTCCAGTGTCACCGGATGCACAGACCACGAAGAGGAATATATATAGGACATTTGTTGATGGTGGGGTTTATTCTTACCTTGCAACGATTGCAGATAATTCAACAACGACATTTACAGACACCTTTGCAGACACAACTTTGCTGGATGCAGTAGAGGAATTTGCATTTGGAGTTCCTCCTCATTTCAGCATGATCGAGATGTACAAGGGTGTAGCATTCATGTCTGGTGATCCATCCTACCTGAGCAGAATTTATTTTTCTTACCAGGGAAGACCAGCATCAGTAGATAGCTCAGCAGACTATCGTGATCTTGATGCAAATGACGGGGAGATCATCACCGGGTTAAAAAGATATCTTACTACAATGGTAGCTTTCAAGGGCGGGTCAATTTGGAATGCTTCAGGAGATGATAGAACAACTTTTGGATTTGACAGGAAAGTTACATTCACAGGGTCAGTCAACAATGCCTGTATTGTAGATGTTCCTAACAAGGGCGTTCTGGCATTCATAAGCCCAAGTGGAAGATTCTACTTCTATGATGGTGTTAATGCAACCCCCACAGGGATAAAAATAGAGCCAATCCTGAACGGGTTGAGTCTATTGAAACTAGGTAAAACAGTGGGAACTGTGGTTCCCTCGAAGAATCAATGTCGATGGATTGTACCAGATGGGGGATCAAATTTCTGTGATTTAATGATCTGGTATGATTACCTTCAGGATGTGTGGGGAACAACTGATCTTGACAACACGATAGCAAACTATTGTACAATGATGCACGATGCAACAAATACTCCTCAGTTCTACCTTGGAGCAGCATACAACTCAGTGGCCCTACTCGGTGGGGGAACAGTATGGATTGGAGATACGGGCGGAACAGATGATGGAACACCAATTTCAGTAGAAGTAATGGACAGGGGTCATCCTCGTCAAGATGCAACTCCAGAAACACAGAAATGTTTTTACCACCTCTTTGTATGGTTTAAACCTATTGCTGGCGTTACTCTGACAGCCTATGCTTACTTGGATGATCCCGAAGGAACTCCAGTGTCCCTTGGAACTGTAGATTGTAGCAGAGCTTCAGGGCAAGACCACATCCACTTTAAAAAGATTGGGAGAAGGATGTACATCAGGCTCATAGAGTCCTCCGCTTTACAGGGACAAGTTCTCAGGGGTTGGAAAGTCTACTATAAAGACTTAGGACGGCATAATGCTCCGTAAGACATTCAAGTTGCAGAAACCACTTGACGAATATGCAGTTCCTTTGGAACTTTTCCTTGAGGATGCATCCAAGAAGTTCTTGCAGCAAGCAAGTGGAGAGTATACAGGGAATGGGAAAGCAAGTAGAAAGATTACAACTTCTTTCTCTCCTCAGATAGTAGTTGTGTCTACAAAAGTTGATACACGGACTAAGGACACACTGATAGCGGGGAACATGGTTTTTGCTTTAGCAGCAAATCCTGGTGCTGCATGGTTGCCAGGATCAGGATTCAAGAAGGACTGTATTCTTTCCTTCCAGAATGACGGATTTACAATTGGCAGCAATAGCAATGTAAATGCAGAACTTTTAACATACATTTACTACGTGATAGGATAGGAGAAAGTATGGGAATGGGAATTGGCTGGTCACAGATTCTTGACCCACTTGACTTGGGCGGTAGTCAAGCTGAAAGAAAGAAGCAGGGATTAGAAGGAGCATCAGCAGCAGCAAGCCAACGAATACAAGATGCTTATGCAAAGGCTCAAGAATCCCTAGCCTCTGGTGGCGCAGCAGCACAGAATACAGCACGAACTGGATTTGGGACTGCTAGGAGTAATATTAGAACTGGATATCAGCAAGCCAGAGGGGAATCTCAAGCTGGGTATGGGGCAGCAGAAAAAACGGCTAGAGAAGGTGCAGCATCAGCACAAGCACGCTATGAAACTCCTGAGATGGTTACTTCTAGGGCTGAATTGTACAATCGTGTTCTTGGAAAAGGCGGAATGCAGCAAGATGTTATAGACAAGCTGAAAGCTGCATCTGGAGAACAATATGCAACTGGAATGCGGGGAGCACAAAGAGCTACTGGACAGTTTGCTGGAGACTCTTCTGCAAGGGGTTTAGCGCAAGAGAATGTAGCTAAAGCTGCATCTTCCCTTGGTGCAGAAAGAGCTGCTGGAGAACGGAATATTGATGTCCAAAATGCGGAACTCGCACGAACTGAGCAAACTGGGGCCATGCAATCACTTGCAACAGAGGCATATCAACGAGCTGGATTAGATGAAGACTCTGCTGAGTATGTTGCAGATTTGCAGGCAAGAGCTGGTGAAAGTCTTGCTAACCTTTCAGCTACAGAAGCAAATGCACTTTCACAGATTGCACAGAATGAGGGAATGACACTTTCACAATTGCAACAGCAATTAGCATCAGGTCAGGCAACACTAACAACTGAAGAAGCTGCACAACTTGCCAACATTACCCTTGGTACTGCAACGAATGTTGCAAATGCTGATAAGGGAATACTTGGCGGGTTGCTAGGATAAGGGGATAAATAATGGGGTGGCTATCACTAGTAATGAGTCTTCTTGGAAACAGAAATAAAGGGACTCCGGCAGTAGCTCCACAAGTTGGATCAAGTGCGGTTTCAGTCCCACAGGCTCAGGGAGGACAAGGGACTGGTTCAGGAAAGTCTGCCTTGTTGCAGGGGTTTATGGGTATGTTGAAGAAGCGTAAAGATAATGAACCGGAAGAAAGTACTGGCGGACTTGGAAGTGGGCAGAGTTTTGATTAGGAGTAACTAATGGCAAATATTGTACAAGTTCCGCAAATTCACCCTCAGCAGCAAGGGAATGGTCTTGTAAGGTCTGTGTTACCTCATCTGCTAAACAGATTAATGACACCCAATCAGCCTGTTGAATCTGATAAAACTATCGCTCAGGGGCAAGCAGCACAAGCTGGTCTTGAGGAATTTCTTAATAAAGATCGCCCCGAAACTGTTGGTGCTGGTCAAAGTGTAATGACTTCACCATCAGAAGACGTAGCTAAAGCTGCTGCTACACAGCCAAAGAGTTATCTTGAAGAGATGCTCTCGCAGCAGCCACGGCAAACAAAGATGGAAGAAAATGATCTGTATTCCCTCCTGGATAATCAGCCTGAAGTTGGGAAGGAAATAGTGAACCAAGTCCCCAATCCTACTCCCAAAATGACTGTTCCTGCCGGACAGAACCAAGGAGTATACGGAGACATTGCCAAAAAAATAATAGAGTCTCAACTTGTCCCTAAAACTCCTCCAGTTCAATTAGTCACTGATGAAACCGGAATGCAGAAATTTGTTCCTAAAGTTGTTGGAGAAGTAGGCAGGAAGATGTCAAAACCGATTGTTAAAGCAGAAGTTCAACCTGACAATACGGTTGCAAATGTGTGGTATGATGCAAACGATCAGACTAAACCTGGGGTTGTACGTGGAAAAGTTCGTGATCCCCTTCAGGTAGCCATAGCTAGAGCGGAAGCATTTGGAAATAATCGTACTCAAGTGATGTTTGATGCAGAGAACATGTATGAACCCAGACTTTTGAAAATGGGACAGATAGAACAAGAGAATAATAATAGGCAGTCTCAGGGTATGCCCCCCAAGTGGGTTCCCCGTTCTGGTACAGAACAAGCACTTGAGAAAACAGCACTCATTGCCGATATGCAGAGAACAATTGACAGGGTGAATGAGCTTATTCCCAGAGTTAAATTTGATGCTGCTGCTGCTGGTCAGGCTTCTGAAATGCTTCGTGTGGTGAATGACAAAGAGGCATTTGGAAGAATGCTTCAGTATGCAATTGGAAAAACTCTTACGCCAGATCAGGGTGAATACTTGATTGCCCTTGCACAGTTACAGGAAAACTCATTGGCCCTTCGGTCTGTGTTGAAGGCCGGTCCAGGATCAGATCAACTTCGTGAGAAGATTCTTGCTACACTTCCTAGCGGAAGTACTCCTAGTGCAAAATATGCAACTGAGCAGGTTAAACAATATGAAGCAATGCTACACGCTCTGTCTCGTGGAGTTCCTAATGTGAAGTTGAATCCACCCCGCAGAATTGGAGAGGCTAGTTCTACCGTTTTACAACCTGAAGAAAAGAAAACAGGTAAGTTTAAAAAGCTAGATGGTGAATCTTTATCTGACTATTTGGCAAGGGCGAAAGCAGCGGGGTTATAAATGGATATCTCACAGTTAGACCTAACACCAGAGGAAAAGAAGCAGTATCAGATGGCACAAGATTCCGGATTCTCTGACGACGAGATTATTCAGCATTTGTCTGGTCAAAGTAAACAACCTGAAATACCTAATTACCATCCAGGGAAATTAAAGGTAGGGGAAACTGTTGCTCCCCTTAGTCAAGGGTCTGTCATACCTGCATGGAAACAGACAGCTATACAGGGGGTCAATAAGCTCCCTGAGTTGGGTCAAGCTGTAGGAACTGCTGCTGGAATGGTGCCTATGCTTGCACCAGGAGCACAACCTTCAGCAGCATTGACAATTCCTGCCGGTGCTGCTGCTGGCAGAGTTGTTGGCAGAGGAGCACAAAGCCTCCTGACCAAGATGCTACTTCCCAATGCCGATGAAAGTCAGACCCCTTCACAGTTGCCAGAAGAAGCAATCCAGGGCGCGACGGGCGGAATGCTTGACGCACTCCTCATGAAAGCTGGATCACAGGCACTTACTGGTAGGCCATTTGAGGGCTTAGAAAAGACATTTAACCCAGAGACTACAGTGTCTGCAAAAGGCCGTAATTTTCTTACTAAACGCATAGTTAAACCATCAATGAAGAACCCTACTGAAGCTAAGAGTGCAATAGAAACTATCGGAAAAGGTAAGATGGACATTGTTGGAGGAACAGCTCCAGAGAGGGTTGAACAGGGTATCTCTAATATCAGTGGTGATATAGACAGTGCAATAGAAGATGCTGCAAAATCTGGTAAAATGTTGAAAATTGATGATATTCTGAAACCAGTTGACAGGCTTGCATCATCTTACTCAGATGTATCTGATATGCCGGAGTATCTGCAAAAAACACTGAAGTATGCTGAAGATTTCAGGGCAATGAACCCTAGAAAAACTATTACCCCACAAAAAGCACAGGATTTAAAGAAATTCGTGTATAAGACCTTGAAAGGAACAGCTTGGGAGGGAAACACCTATAGACCTGTTACAGAGGCTAAAAAGAGCCTTGGAAGTGGATTGAAAACTGGTTTGGAGGAAGTTGCACCGGAGATTGGACCAAAAAATGAGGAGCTAAGTAAACTTCTGCAAGCTAGACCATACGTTCAAGCTGGTGCAGAAAAGATGCAAGAGCAGCCTCTTCGTACTAGGTTGTTCTCTGGATTGCAGCAAAAAGGTGCTAATGCTCTTGAGTACATAAATGCTGGACAGAGATCAAGACCTAACTTTGAAAGAAATATCCCCCATGAGGTAAGCCCGTACCATAACTTAGAAGAAATGTTTGGAGTGCCCAAGTATAGTATTTCTCCAATAGAGGCAAATCCAAAAGACATGGGTAGAAGTCCTGCATGGAAAGCTGAAATGGCTAGACCCCCAATGCCACAAAGCACAAAAATAGGGCGGTTCACAAAAGAAGAGGTTATACAAGCACTAGCAAACGGTGACTCTTCGGTCCTTCCAGACGTAGCTGCTGGTGTAAAACAGTATGGAAAATATGCAATGATGGACGAGATAGTCAATGGCACAATGTCTGTGGCCTATAAAAATAAAACGTATGACAAATTGTTATCCATTAATAAACAATTACAGTCTGTCTTACGGGGTGGTGCAGAATGAAAAATCGAGTTACTGTAACACTATGGGCAGCGGGGGTGGTTTTCACCATAATCATTGGACTGGTGGGAATTGTGTACTCTGGGTTGAAAGATGATATCAACCAGAAAGCATCTAAGGAGTCAGTTGAAGCACTAGGAACACAACTGCATTCAATGGATAAGAAACTTGATATTTTGCTAGGGAAATAAGGAGTAAGTATGTGGTTAGCTACGGCATGGAGTGCAGTTACGGGGTTGTTTAGTGGATCAAAATCAGGGAAAAGTACTGTTGAAACAATAGCAGACATTGCTGACAACTACAACCCTGGTGAAGTTACAAAACACAAGATGGAAGTTGAGGATGTGAAAGTAGGAGATGATTCTCAGGCTTCTGCACGTACTTTTGATCCAACGGCAGAGAGCACAGACTGGTTCAATAGATTGATTGACGGGTTGAATAGACTTCCCAGGCCACTTTTTGCTCTGTGGGCATTTGGTGAACTATCTGGGTTGTTAGCCACACCTGCATCCCTTGCAATGATGAACCCCGTAGTTGCTAACATAATATGGACAATCATAGGGTTCTATTTTGGAGTAAGAACAATTAGTCAAGATTTGCCAAAAGCAGTAGATTCATGGTTGAAGATCAGGAGTATCCTTAAATAGCCCTCTTGGATTACTCGACAGATCAGCAATTTCTTGCGAAGAATAAGGGCTGAAGGGGTGCGTGAGCATCCCCTCAACCCATGCCATCGCCTCATCAAATTCTGTAATTGGATCGAGGATTTTCATTCTATTCCCACTTATCAAGATTTCCAAGTAGATTAGAAGCAACCTTGATATCCCCACAGACCCAGACATTGGGGTGATTATAATAGACACACTTTGTCTGGTCTACTTCCCCAACCAGCACCACGGTCTTCCCAAGTCCAAGGGCAATACCAATTTCAACATGAGTTCCAAGTCTTCCTGGCATCAAGACAATCATTGTATCACAAAGTATGGCATCAGCAACATCTTCTTCTGCTTCACACTCTAGGTCTGTCAAGTCATCAGTTCCTGGGTGATTAACCCATTCAGATG